CTGGACAAATACGAGGGCGTATACGGCGATTACGCCGATTACGACTTCCTCGAAAATCAACTCAAAATGACGCATGGGCGCGAAGTATTCGACGCCCTGCCATCAGAACTCCGCAGGGAGTTCAGCAATTCACCGGCCGCATTCTTCACGTATGTGAACGATCCGGCCAACGCAAGAGACTTGCGTAAAAAACTGCCAGCTCTGGCAGAACCAGGACGTCAAAATATAGACGTCTCTGGAAAGTCGCCGCCAGGCGACGCAAGCGAGCCTTCAGCGAGCGTAACCACAACCACGCCGGGTGGGGATACCCCACCTCCCCCGGCACCTCCTACGGACTCTCCGTAGGCCTGCAGACCCTCCTGCAGACTTCTTAAGGCCCCGCAAGGGGCCTTCTTTTTGGCCTCGCGCCAAAACACAGTTCCCCTATACTTGATAGGGAACTGGCGCAATGGTCCCCTTGCGCCAAAAAATAGTGACAAAGTGATAAAACTGAGCTATAAAGGGCTCTCGGATTCACAAAGCGCAGCGGAGTTGTCCGGTATGCCCAAAGAAGCGAAAGCAAAAAAGAAAATCACTTGGCACTCAATTACACTAGGCTCTATGCCTGGTGAAAACTACGGGACAGGTTGCTATTGGGTAGTCAGTACCCGTAGAAAAATCAAACACATATTGGGCCTCTCCCTCTTGGTAGGCACAATGGGCTGCTCCGCGATGTCGCTGCAATGCGGCGTCGATGGAGACAGCTCGTTTGTAAACATCAACGCGGCACCTCAAATCGTGTCGCAAAACTCGCGTAACCTGGCAGAACTCTGCGGGTTCGCATACGAGGTAGAAAAATGAGACGTCGTAAACTCTCTAACCGCAAATCGCGGAAAATGTTCAAAAAATACTCAGGCTCGCACCGCAAAAACAATCGCGCAGTAGTACAGCGCGGCGGATACCGTCTGTGACATGCCTTGCTACACACCGCTGAAAGGCTACAAGAATGAAGTTACCGGTGGATGGCAAAGTCATAAAGGCGGTTCTGCGCAAAAGCTGGAAGTTAATTGCGGCTCTTGCCTTGGTTGTCGTCTGGATCATGCTCTCATGTGGAGTTGCAGGATCGTACACGAATCCTGCATGTGGGCCGATCTCCACGGCAATTGCTTCGTTACTCTCACGTATCGGGACCCAAGCGAGTGCGACGACGAGCAATACAGAGACGGATACCACATTCCAGCCGACTACAGTCTCAGGCCCTCAGACGTCTCTAAATTCATACGAAAACTTCGTAAAACACTCCCGCAAAAAATTAAATACTTCTACTGTGGTGAATACGGCGATGAAAATCAGAGACCGCATTATCATCTCTGCCTCTTTAACTGCTCCTTCGATGACCAGGTACTCTGGAAAGACGACGAAGGACATTACATATTTACGAGCCCAACTCTCGATAAATTGTGGCCTTATGGCTTCTCTACGGTTGCGGCCCTCAATTATGAAACCGCAGCCTACACGGCTCGGTATGCCCTCAAGAAAATCACAGGAAAAAAAGCCGACGAGCACTATCTGCGATGCGACGAGTACGGCGAAGCCTATTGGTTGCTACCTGAATTCATACGTATGTCTACCGGAAACAAAAATGCGCCATGCGGGCTAGGTGTCGGCTTCTATGAAAAATATGGTTCTGACATCTTCCCTTCGGACGAGGTACCGGTACCCGGTAAAGGCATCATCCGCAAAGTTCCACGCTACTATCAAAACATTCTCGAATCCCGAGATCCAGACACACTTGACCTGGTTAAAGAATTACGGCAACAATTCATCAAGGCACACGCCGCGGACTTCACACCACAAAGACTCCGCGACAAATACCACTGCGCAAAAGCGCGACAAACCAAGAGGAACCTGTAATGTTACATAAAATCTACTCAATCTTTGACTCCGCCGCAGCTATGTACCAACGTCCATTTACGGCAAAATCTCACGGCGAAGTAACCCGATCGTTTCAGGACGTATGCCTGGACGCAGACCATGAAATTGGAAAACACCCCGAGGATTACACGCTTTACACCCTCGGAACCTTCAACGACGGAACCGGCGAAATCGTCGGCTTCCCACCTGAAAAAATAGCAACCGCTTTGGAGTTGCTGGCACTCTCTCGAAACGTAAAAACAGATCAGATGGAATTACTCCATGCTAATCTTAAAGAAGGCAGCGACGCATGAAATCACAACACGAGTTCTCTAACGTCCCGAGCGCAAAAATACCGCGCTCGAGCTTCAATCTTTCCCACTCTCATAAAACCGTCCTGGATGCGGACTACCTGTACCCAATCTGTCAGCCGATCGATGTAATACCCGGCGATACGTTCAACATGAAAACCTCGTTCTTCTTGAGGCTTAACACCATGTTGAGACCCATTCTTGATAACCTCAGATTTGAGACTTTCGCCTTCTATGTGCCCTATCGTCTTCTGTGGAACAATCATGAAAAATTCCACGGTGCCCAGACGAACCCTGGGGATTCTATTGATTACACGATCCCGGTGTGCACCGGTTCGGCGTCTACAGCAACTACAGGCATAGGTAGCTTATGGGATCACTTCGGCTTGCCCGTTCCGGCGGCAGGCGAGTTAGATCCTGACGACGTATCGGTTAGCGCCATGCCGTTTCTGGCGTATACCCTCATTTGGGACGATTGGTTTCGTGACGAAAACCTTCAGGATTCGTATCATGACGTCACCGGCTGGGGCGGCGACGGTCCGTGGACACTTCAGACGTCCGTAGGGACGAACGATGTAAATGCGGCCCCACTAAAACGAGGCAAACGCCATGACTATTTCACTTCGTGTCTTCCCTGGCCTCAAAAGGGCACTGCAGTCTCTCTACCGTTGGGTACGACGGCTCCTGTAGTAGCCGATGCAGCTAACCAGGCACCCGAGTTCAAAAACAGTACTGGTGATACCGGGCTAAAAATTGGTGCCAATTCCTCGAATGATGTCCAGGCAAACTCAACACCAGGTGTAACACCTGCAACTTATGAGGACTTTTGGTGGGATGATCCCGGCCTGGAGGCGGATCTGACCAACGCTACGGCTTCAACCATCAACGATATTCGCCTGGCATTCCAAACTCAACGTCTCCTGGAAAGGGACGCGCGTTCAGGCACACGCTACGTCGAAGCACTCAAAGCCCATTGGGGCGTTACTTCACCGGACTTCCGCCTGCAAAGACCGGAGTTCCTCGGTGGCGGATCATCTGTGGTTCAACTTTCTCCGGTCGCCCAGCAAAACGCACAAACTACACCGGCGGAAGACGACAAACTCGGCAATCTTGCCGCGAACGGCATTGTGCATGGCACTCACTCCTGGACAAAATCCTTTGTCGAACACGGGGTAGTAATTATTCTCGGGAATATTCGAGGTGACATTACCTACTCCCAGGGCATCGATCGGTACTGGTCGAAATCAACACGGTATGACTTCTTCTATCCCGTTCTCTCCGGAATCGGGGAACAAAGCGTACTCAATAAGGAAATCTGGGCCGATGGATCGGCCAATGATGACCTGGTATTCGGTTATCAGGAACGCTACGCAGAATACCGTTATCTAAATTCCAAGCTGACCAGTCTTATGCGCCCCGACGCATCCGGTACATTGGCGTCCTGGCACCTCTCTGAAGACTTCGCAACACTTCCGGCGCTTGGCGATACCTTTATCCAGGCTAATACAGGCGTACCCCTTGACCGCGCCATCGCCGTACCAACACAACCGCAATTCTTCGGCGATTTCTACCACGAAATCCGCGCAGCACGGCCAATGCCTCTTTATGGAGTGCCTGGTAATCTGGATCACTTCTAATGTCATTCGGTAAAATTCTCAAAGCGGTAGCACCCTTTGCAGGCCCCGTAGGGGGCCTCATCGGTTCAATCTTTGGCGGTAGGGAATCAGCCAAAGGCCAGGCAGCAGCAAACGCGTCTAACGAACGCATAGCTAGAGAAAATCGCGAGTTTCAGGAAAGGATGTCGAATACCGCGATTAACCGCCGCATGGCGGATCTTAAAAAAAGTGGTCTTAATCCCATCCTTGCAGGACAATTCGATGCATCAACACCCGCCGGAGCCATGGCAACCATGGGCTCTGTAGGCGGGGCAAAAGTACAAGGCGCCCAACAGGGCGCACAAACAGCGATGTCAATCGCTACCATGAATAATATTCGGTCTATGACCAATTTGAATAACGCAAAAGCGAAAGCGATAGCGCCAGCAGCGGAGATCGGCGAAGACGCCAGCGACGAACTGCGCGAAATCATACCGACGGTAAAAAAACGTGTAACTGGACCCTATGCGGATTACGGCAGTATGTACGACCGCATAAAAACCGATATGAGGCAGCTATTCTCTGCCGCACCGGACCCTGCTAATGCTAAACAACGCATGGAATATAAATACCAGGACATGCGACGCGAACGCGCGCTTCGTCAAGCTCTGGAACTCGATAAAAAAATGTTAAAAATGTATAAAGACGAAGACGTGGATACCCGTCAGATAGAAAGACGGATCCGTGATATGGAAACGCAGCTACGGCTGCTCAATCAGGAATATAAATAATGTCTATTCAAACAATCGGCGAACACGACGAAGACGGCCGCCTCGTACAACCAATCTACGAAGACGGACGAACGAAAGAGGCCTTTAAGGACGAAACCGACATCAACAAAATCTTACAACGGGCTCAAAAGGCCGGAACACTGTCCCACCTGGATAGATACGAGGGCGTATACGGCGATTATGCCGATTACGACTTCCTCGAAAATCAACTCAAAATGACGCACGGGCGCGAAGTATTCGACGCCCTGCCATCAGAACTCCGAAGGGAGTTCAATAATTCACCGGCCGCATTCTTCACGTATGTGAACGATCCGGCCAACGCAAGAGAGTTGCGTAAAAAACTGCCAGCTCTGGCAGAACCAGGACGTCAAAATATCGACGTCTCTGGAAAGTCGCCGCCAGGCGACGCAAGCGAGCCTTCAGCGAGCGTAACCACAACCACGCCGGGGGG